GAGGTAGATATGAAGAGTCCCGCTTGGCAAACAAAAGAAGGAAAAAACCCCAAGGGGGGCTTGAATGCCAAAGGAAGGGCATCGTATAATGCAGAAACTGGTGGCAATTTAAAGCCTCCAGTCAAGTCGGGTGACAACCCTCGCAGGGCCTCCTTTTTAGCCAGAATGGGCAATAATTCTGGGCCTGAGATGAAAGATGGGAAGCCGACAAGACTTCTTCTATCCCTCAAGGCTTGGGGTGCTTCGTCCAAAGAAGACGCTAAAGCCAAGGCTAAAGCAATCTCTAAGAGGAACATGAAGTGAGGCCAGTATCTGTCGGAGTTAACCCAACAGCAAATACGCTGACAACTGTTTTTACAGTTCCTACGGGCTATTACGCCAAGTTTACTGTGATGTACATTCACAATACTGGTGGTTCGACTAAGCACATTACTGTCCAATGGTATGACGCAAGTGCTGCCACAACACTAGATATTCTTACTTCTTACGACTTTACTTCAAAGCAATACCTTCAGTTTGATGGTAATGCTTATATCGTTTTAGAAGAAGGCGATAGAATTCAAATTACTACTCAATCTGCTAGTAGCTTTAGTTTTATTGCAACATTTGAAATTGAAGGGTTGACCAGAGTATGACTTTCTTAGAACTTGTAAATGATGTGCTGATCCGTTTGCGTGAGCCAACGGTAACTACTGTCGCCCTTAATTCGTATTCAACTTTGATTGGTCGGTTTGTTAACGATGCCAAACGCCAAATTGAAGATGCGTTTAGTTGGAACGTCTTAGGTCAGACTGTGACCGTTACAACTGTAGCGGCAACTTATGTTTATTCATTAACGGGTTCGGGTCAAAAGTTTCAAGTACAAGATGTAATTAACGTCACTTCTAATGTTGGTATGCAGAACATCTCGTTTGTGGAGATGAACCGCTATCAAAACCTTGTCCCGACTACAAATGGTATTCCTCAGTACTACGCATTTGATGGCGTAGACGCTAGTGGTGACACCAAAGTAGTTCTTTACCCAAGACCTGATGGTGTTTTTAGTATTCCATTCTCTTTAACAGTGCCTCAAGCAACATTGTCTGCTGATGCAACCTCAGTTTTAGTTCCTGATTCTTTAGTAGTACAAAATGCTTATGCAAGAGCATTGGTCGAACGTGGTGAAGATGGTGGATTAAATTCTTCCGAGGCATATCAACTTTATCGGGGAATGTTGTCTGACCAGATTGCTTTGGAAGGCACACGTTACCCTGAAAATCAGGAATTTATTGCGATATGAGCAAACAGCTTACTGTCAACAGCGTATCCGCACCAGGCTTTCTGGGGTTGAACACACAAGACCCGTCTTTAGAAATATCGAATGGGTTTGCTGGCATTGCTTTAAACTGTGTGATTGATAAGTTTGGTCGTGTAGGTGCTAGGCAAGGCTACCAAAACGTCAATACATCTAGCGGCACATTAGGCGCAAATGAAATCACAGTCATCCATGAGTTGATTCAAATAGACGGAACACTTACCGTATTGTTTTTTGGCAATGGCAAATTGTTTAAACTTGGTTTGTCAACTTCAGGTGCTGTGGCTGAGTACAACATTGCTGAATACGGCTCTAATGGTGTACCTCTTGCCGAATACACATCTGGTCTTGCGGGGCTAGGCACTGTTCTTGAGTTGACTTATGGTGGCGGGGGGACTGCTCCTGTGTTCAATGCAGGCAACTGGCAAGCCGCAAGTCTTAACGGTATCGTGTATTTTTTCCAAATAAATAACGATCCAATCATTTACGACCCTGCGGTATCTAATTCAACTTATCGTAGAGTTTCTGAAAAGTCAGGTTATGTTGGCACAGTGCCAAAAACAAACGTGGCTATTTCTGCTTATGGGCGTATTTGGGCAGCCAATACAATTACAAACAACACAACAGTGTCGTTCAGTGATTTATTGTCAGGCCATATCTGGTCTACTGGTACTGCGGGTTCTCTTGATGTTTCCCGAGTTTGGTCTAATGGCGCAGATGAGATTATGGGTTTAGCCGCCCACAATGGGTTTTTGTTTATCTTTGGTAGACGACAAATCTTAGTTTACGCAAACGCTACGACACCCTCTACTATGACGCTTGCTGACACGATCTCAAGTGTTGGCTGTATAGCCCGTGACACAATTCAGAACACAGGCAAAGACGTTGTTTTTCTAAGCGGTAGTGGTTTGCGTTCTGTTTTGCGAACAGTGCAAGAGAAATCTGCGCCACTAGGTGACTTGTCAAAGAACATTAGAAATGATTTTTTAGCCGTAATTGCAAGTGAATCAGACACGCAGTTGAGATCAGTCTATTCAGAACAGAATGGATTTTACTTGTTGGCTTGCCCATCCTCTGGAAAAGTGTTCTGCTTTGACACAAAGACAACTTTGGAAGATGGGTCTTACCGTGTAACAATATGGGACAGCATAACTCCCCAAAGTTTTTGCGCTAGACGTAACGGTGATTTATTTATTGGTCAAACTGGTTTTGTTACTAAATACACTGGTTATCAAGACAACGGTTCTGCGTACCGCATGGAGTACTACACAAACAACGCTGACTTGGGCAAAGACGGTTTAACCTCAATTATTAAGAAGGTTAAGGTACTTGTCGTAGGCGGTAGCAATCAATCAGTATCTATATTCTGGGGCTACGATTTTTCTTCTAGCTACCAATCTCAAACGGTTTCTATTCCGACTCAATCGGTATCTGAGTATGGAATTGCCGAATACAACATTGCTCAGTACGCAGCGGGCATCACCTTGCAAGAATTAACTGCATACGGCAATGGAACAGGTAAAATTGTTCAAACGGGTTTTGAGGTCGATATCAACGGGTTTCCAATTTCGTTCCAAAAAATTGAAATCCAAACCAAAACAGGCAAACTTGCATAAGGAGCAACCATGTCAAACTATACAAAAACAGTCAACTTTGCGGCTAAAGACGCACTAACAACTGGCGATGCTAACAAGGTCGTCAAAGGTACAGAGATTGATACCGAGTTCAATAACATTGCTACTGCGGTTGCAACTAAACTTGACTCGTCAACTAGTATTAGTTTAACAACTGGAGTTACAGGCGTATTGCCAGTGGCCAATGGAGGCACAAACTCAACATCTTTGACGGGTGCTGGTATTGTCACACTTTCAGACACGCAAACTATTTCAGGTCAAAAGACGTTTTCTGGTGAAGCTAGGTTCACTACTTCTGGCGCAGGTGCGTCTTTTGGCGTTACCACAGTAAGCGGTAATTTCTGCGGATATGCAAGACCAGCATCATCTTCATCAGGTATTGGTGGCTTTGCGTTCCAAAATAATGGCGGTAACTCAGGTGCTGGGTTTGCAACAGATGCTACTGGCACACCCTTTATAGTGTTTGGTTACGGTCTATCTACTGGCCCAGGCACTCCAACAGGTATTGGATCAATCTCAACTAACGGCACAACAACAGCCTATAACACCTCATCAGACTATCGTTTGAAAACTAACATCGTGCCATTGGCAAACGCTGTTTCTCGTGTTAAGTTGTTGCAACCTAAAAACTTTACTTGGATTTCAGCACCAGAGCAAGGTGTTGCGGAGGGCTTTATTGCTCACGAACTCAAGACTGTGGTTGACGATGCGGTGTTTGGTGAAAAAGATGCTGTTGATGCAAATGGCAACCCAAAATATCAAGGCGTAGACTCATCTATGCTAGTTCCTTTGTTGACTGCGGCTTTGCAAGAAGCAATTGCTCGTATTGAGGCTCTTGAGGCCGCATGATTTCACATCACTTTAGCGATGGTTTGTATGCCAAAGAAGCGCAATTCAGCGCAGGTACGGCCATCTTGAAGCACACGCATGAGTTTAGCCATTTGTCTATTTTGGCAAAAGGTAAGGTTGCGGTGATGATTGGTGAAGAGATAGAGATTATTGAAGCACCAGCGTGTATTGAGATTAAAGCTGAAATAACGCATGGCGTTAAAGCGATTACGGATTGTGTTTGGTTTTGTATTCACGCCACTGACGAGAAAGACCCGTCAAAAGTGGACGATATTTTGATTGGAGTTTGATATGCCATTTATTATAGCTGGTGGTGCTTTATTGGGAGGAATACTCCAAGGTCAGTCTAATGAAAGTGCGGCTAATACACAAGCGGCTGGACAACGAGAGGCAGGGATGCTTGCGGCTAATGAGGCAAGGTTTCGTCCTGTCGGCATCACAACCCGATTTGGGCAGTCTAATTTTCAGATGGGGATTCCTGGTGTTCGCGCACCAGTTGCATCTGACTTTGCAACGCCTGAAGAATTTACGGCTGCACAGAGTGCCTATCAAACTCGACTACAAAATGAAGGTCGTGTTATTGGCGCAGACTACTCGTTAAACCCAGCACTTCGTGCCTATCAAGATCGGTTTATGAACTTGACGGGTGGTGGGTTGACTCAAGCCGAAAGAGCGCAACAACAGTTTGCTCCCTTAGACACTGCGGCTCAAGGACTATTTAGCCTTGGTCAACAATATCTTGCTGAATCCCCAGAGCAAGCGGCAGAAAAGTATATTCTTGGAAGACAGAATTTGTTAGCACCAAGCCGTGAGCGTCAATTAGCAGGTTTAAGAACAAACTTGTTTAACACTGGTCGTCAAGGATTGTCTGTTGGCGGTACAGGAATGCGACCAGGCGGTGGAGAAGGTTTAGCAGCTTCTAATCCAGAGTTAGAGGCATATTACAACGCTCTTGCTCAACAAGATGCTCAATTAGCTTCTGAAGGTATGCAAGCGGGTATGGATCAGGCAAGGTTTGGTGCGGGTCTGTTTGCTACTGGTGGCAACTTGCTTACTCAAGGTTATGGCGGTCAGACTGCGGCACTTGGCCCGTATGAGGCTTATTTACAGCAGATGAAGACCTTGGAATCATTAGCCCAACAGCCTCTTGAGTTGGGTATTAACATAGGTGCAAAAGGTCAAAGCAACGCAGCGGCACAGGCGATCTTAACAGGTAATACACCATCACGAGAATCCTATGCAGCCAATGCTTATAACCCATTTGCAGAATCTTTGACAGCGGCTAGTCGCAACCCTACGTTTGCAAGAGGAGTAAGAAATTTTTTCTCTCCAAATTACAACTATGGTGCTTTTGGTGGTGGAAGCGGTACGTTTGGTGAAGGGGAGTATTAATCATGGCAACAATAATGGACACCCTGTTTGGCGTATCAGCCGAGCGTTTTCAACAAGAGCGTGATGCGGCGGCTGATGCACAAGCGTTGCAATTCGCCCGTCTTTCTCCTACTGAGAAGGCTAGTTTTGGAGTGCAACGTGGGGCTTATGGCCTTGCGGGTGCGCTAGGCGGTGCATTGGGTGGAACAGACCCTGAATTACAGCGTAGGACTCAAGCCCAACAAATCTTGGGCATGATTGACCCATCAAAGCCTGAGACTTTTGATTTAGCGGCTCAGGTGGCAGCAGAACGTGGCGACCAACAATTAGCTTTTGGCTTGCGTATCGAGGGTGATAAGTACAAGCAACAAGCATTTGTCAGGGCTGATGAGGCTCAGACAAGGGCAGATAGACTTTTGGCACGACAACAGGCAACCCAAGCTCAAGCAATTGCACAAACCGCCTATCAGCCTGGCACTCCTGAAAGACTGCAGATGTTGGATATTCAAGAGCGTCAACAAATGGCAGATCAAGGCACTCCAATGCCTGAGAATATTGCTGCGGTTGCACCGAGTTTTGACATCCAACGTGTAGCACCTATTTTGATGCGCACATCAGCAGGTCGAGCAGAACTTAAAAACTTAGTTGAGGCACAAAAGCTGACACGACCAGAGACAATCTCAGTCAAAGAAGGCGAAGTTCTTTACAACTATCCAACAAGTCCTGGTGGGGAATACAAGCCTGTTATAACCGGAGGTGCAAAACCAACGCCATTTACAGGTGATATGGCTAACGCTGCGAATAGTCTGTTCCGAACAACCGACCCAGCAAAAATCTTTGCTCAAGCAGGGCAACAAGGTATTGATGCTGTTAATGCAAAAGCACTTGAAACAACAATAGCCAAGCGTCCAGTTACAAATGTTACAAACACCGTTTCTAACAATATGCAAAAAGGGTTTGGAGATACTTTTACTGAAACTATTTCATCAAATATCAAGGCTGGACGAGCTGCCGTTGCCGCAAATACTGCTGTGCAAAGTATGCAAACCTTGCTTGATGAGGGCGTAAGAACTGGATTTGGTCAAGATACCATGCTTCAGCTTGGTCGTGCTGGGCAATTCTTCGATCCAGAGTTCAAGGTCAAGGGCTTGGCTGGACAAGAGGCGTTTCAATCCTTTGCAACTGGTGTAATCTTGCCACAAGTTAAACAGCTTGGCGTAAATCCAACAGATGCAGATTTGAAATTTATTTCTACAGGCTCTCCAGGTTTATCTAAGACTCCAGAGGGCAATAAATTATTGCTGTCTGCATTGCAACTTAAATTAAATCGTGAACAAGATTTAGCTAGGTTTACAAATCAATTTTTGGCCTCAAATCAAGAGTTGGTTACAAAAAATCCTGTACAAGCCTACACGAAATTTAATGATGCGTTTGACCAATATACGCAAACAAGCCCGTTGTA